TAAACATTAGTATCTTGTTTTACAGATTCAACAACCTTTGTTTTTCTTGTTGTATTTTTTTTTATTTTTTCAACACCTTCATTAGGAGTTTCTTGTGGAACTCTTGAAGTTCGTGATTGTCTAGGTTTGGGAACTTTTGGTTCTTTGGGTTCTTTGGGTTCTTTGGGTTCTTTGGGTTCTTTTGGAACTTTTGGAACTTTGGCTTCCTTGGGAACTTTGGCTTCCTTGGGAACTTTGGCTTCCTTGGGAACTCTGGTAGTTACTCTTTTCTTAGTTGGTTTAATATTAATATCTTCTTCGACAATTTTAATATTTTCATTTTCAATTGGTGTTTCAACAATTTCAATATCTTCATTATCTGGTATAATTGATGTCGATGGTTCAACATTTTCGATTACTTCTTCAACACCAACATTGGTGAATATATTTTCTTGTGGAATATTGTTTTGAGATGGTAAAGGTTCATCAACGGGTTCAGTTATATCTGAAATAAAGAACGAATTGTAAATTTCTTCCGTATTTACTTCACTTACCTTTTTAAAAATAAAATATCTATTTAGGAATGATATTCTCTTTTCATTGGTAGACATATTTAATGCGTGTTGATATTTTTCATCACTTGGTAATATTTCACGCACCATTGATTTGTATAATTCATCAAACATACCTGTACTTGCACTAAATTTACGCGTATTCGATTCTGTTTTGTTTAATAATTCAAACCCATACATATTCATAAGTTGTGAGAAATAGGTAAAATTTACTAGATATTCTTCAATGTATTTATGTATTGAGTGTTGATAAACATTTATTTTATATCCGAGACTGGACTCGTCATTTTCAAAAGTTTGATTATCGTATAATTTAATCATTTCCCAGATTTTGATTCCATTATCCAAAACTTCAATACTCCTATTAATAGGGGTATTTTTTAATGCATTAAAAACAGCTTTTCCATCGTAACACGTTCCAATAAACACACCACCTATGCGTGTACATTCTGCAACATTTCTTATAAAATTATGTACACTATATTTGCTTTCAAAGAAATAATGAAGAGAGAACTGACAAGAGGATATATCGAATCCGTTTTTACCCCTTCCGATCTGTCTAACAATTGCAGGTTCTAATCTTTCTACATTAAAGGACCCATTACCAAATACTGCTTTATTAATTAATTTTGATTTTTCGTTTTTCATTGCTTCACCATTGCGAATATTTAATGTACTATCGCCCAATACAAATAGTGCGTAAGGAACTGTGTATATCTTTTTATAATCAAGATACCGAGAACATACGCCATCTATTTTATTATCAATATTATCTTTGGAATTATCTATACCATAAACAAATGATAATTTGGAATCTGTCCATTTTGGAATATCTCCCCCACGACCACAGGAAAAGTCTATTAATGTATCACCTGGTTGCGACATATTGTAAATGAGTTTACGTTTTACATAAAGATTGTGAAATTGTCTCAACCCATTGTCCATTCGTTGGATAGAGGAATCGAAATCTCTGTTATAGTAAACGGTTTGAATCGATTGTTGAGTATATGGTATATCTGATTCAGACGACAACATTTCTTCTGTAACTGGATTATGTATTGAAAACCAGTTACTATTGGCAACCATATAACTATTTCCAAAGTTTTTATGACCGGCCATCAAATCAGCTGTTTTATCATATCGCATTCTCAACGGATTCCATCTCCATTTCCCCCTTCGCGTTAAATCATACGAAAACTCAACAATAGAATTGTCTGTAATAACTTCATTATTTTCTGTAACCATTTCCATTTTTCCATCAATTTCCTTTAATAAAATATTACAAATTCCTGCATCCAGATCATATGGGTCTGTTGGAACAAATTGAACCGGTTTATAATCTCCTCTTGGATTTACATCAATACTTGGCGTAACATCATTTAAGACATCTTGACACGGATTTATATATCCGTCAATTTTTTCATTATATCCGCATCGCAAAATCAACGTTTTATATTGTTGTATTTGTAAATTCGATGATGGATTTGTACCATCTTCGTATAACCTCGAAACAATATCTTTATTATTATCATTTTTCTTAGTAGTAACTAAGAAATCAATAGTATTATATATGGGGGGTTTCCATTTGAATGAATGATTCCATTTACGTTGTTTATTTATTTTTTCATAACCCAACTCGGTTTCACCAACACCTTTGTTGGTTGGTGTGAAAATAAGTCCATCTATTTCATAAACAAACATACCACCATTTATATATGAAAATAATTCTCGACATACATCAAATATTGTGTTAGTTTTAGTAATAGGGTAAAATGTTTTATATTTTACATAAAAATATACGGATTGATACATAGGGTTTACTAATTCCAAATTTAATGAATCAATTGCCTCCATTAATAAAGAATAACGGGTTTGTGATTCGGGGTTTTCACTGTTTATAAAATGTAATTGTCTTAGATCCTTCCCGTTCAAAAAGTAAATATCAAAGGATGCAAATAAATAAATATATTCGTGCAATTTATTTGTTTCGATATATTCCCCATCAATTAATGTATTCCATAATTTACTATTTTTTGTCATCATTCCTGTAAATTTTACATTCATCGACATATTAAACAAATAAACATATCCTCTTGAATTAATAAACATCATATGCCTAACTCCATCAGCCTTTTCAGTAACCGAAAAGTTATTTCGAACATTAGCTACATCTTTTTGTGTATCTGTTTGGGTTGATAAATTATACATTTGTAGTGTATATGATGATGGACCGATAAAGTCTTGAGGTGAAATTCTATATCTTGGTGTCAATTCACGTACGTGAGTTTTTATACCACTATATAAAACTTTCAAATAATCTTTTTGAATTTCACGTTGTTCGTAATACGATAAAGGAAAATAAGAAACTTGAATACCAGAAAGTATAACCATTATTGTATCCTTTATTTTTTCCAATAACATATCCGAAGTTTCCATTTTAAACATCCAATTATTCATCACTTCTATTTCAATTTCATATTCATATGCATTTGTAAATACTTGCGAGTCTTCTATTTTAACAGTATGAACTCCCTTTCCTCTCTCTTTGGTAGAGGATTGTACTATGCTCATATCTATTTTCAATGGATGGAAATTTTCGTGAGTAAATGAGATGCGATTAATACGTCGAAAATATTTCGGAGTTTTAAACCAGTCTGACAGAATATCTTTAGCTATTACACTATTTGGATGAATATATGTTTCAGTGCTATATGATCCTCTAAAATTTAAGTTTGGATATTGAAAATTTGAAACTTTTTCACCATTTACTACAGCAAGTGTTTTTTTATGCATAGATGCCGAAAAAGATGGGTTTGCCATAATGGATGGTGCATCATTTGTTTTACAATATTCTTGTATAGTTTTTATTCCAGATAATTCCAATCGTATATTGGACATTAATTCGCCCGTATGTATATTCATTACATCTGGTTGAATTCTTAGTAAATCTTCTCCGTCATAATTATCACATACAAATCCAAGAGTTTTCAATCGTTTAATTACATTATCGTAATCATTTCTCTGAATAGGTTTATGACCAATAGTACCAAATCTAAATTCCAGTTCAGAAGTATCAGAAAATGTGGAGGACTTATGAGTAGTAAAATAAGATTCAACCATTTTTCGCATTAATATGCGAGGATGAGTTTCGTCGTCTGCATTCACAAAAGGGTCCTTGTATTGTGTATGTTTATCCATTGTATTATTCTTTGTTATATATAAAGTATATATAATACATTAAATTCATTTTATTCTTTAATTGTAAAGAGGTTATTTAGAGCATTAATCTCGTGTGTATATTCCGAAAAAGATTTGGGAATCTTTTTTTTCATACCTTTCCAAGTATAATAACAACTAAAACCTATAATACTAGTTATATCAATATTTTCATTTCTGAATTCATCTATTTTATTACTATCTTTATCGAAACAAATAGATAATTCATTTGATTCGTTTAATATACAGATAAATGGAACAGAATTCAATTCCGTCTTAGGATGTTTACATTCATAATAACATTTTTTATATTGAATAATAAATGTTATATTGTGCAATATACATAATACTTGAAATGTTTGAAATGATATATTTTTATCATATGCCAAACTTTGGATAATACCCTTCGTTATTCTAATTTTATAATCCTTCAACAATTGGATATTTTTCTGAATAACATTATCTATTAATGATAATTTTTCCTTTTTTTCGACAATTAAATTTTTTACACCCAACTCCGTATACATCTCTATACCATTATTTAAAATATAAAATGTCCAAAATAAATTATCACGTTCCTTTACCATAAAAGGGCGTATTAACTTCTTTATTTTTAATGTTTTATCTATCAATGTATAATTTTCGGTATCAAATATTTCATCTGGTACCGAACATTCATAATAACGAGACTGTGATTTTATTTCAACCAAATTAATTTTATTTATATATTCACAATATCCATAATTATATTCTTTAATACTATCAATAATTTCTTGCATTATAAACATATATATCATTACCGCTTTACATATTTTGTGTTTATTATATTTGAGGTGTAAAATACTTATCCTTGACATCCTTTTTTTTGCATTCTATATTATTCAACAATTCATCTTGTTTAATTGTAGATTTAATATACGCATTTATCTTAGATATAGTTTCTGAATCACAGTTTGATAAATTTACGTGTACACCATATTTATTTTCATTCATTTCTATATTACAATTTACCAAAATTTGTAATATATGTATATGATTTAATTTATTCATATTAGAAATTACATTTTGAATATACAACAATTCATCTAATTTATCCTTTTCCATTTTTGGTATATCAAAATATTTGGATTTAGGTTTATATTTTTTATTAATTAAATTAAAAAGTAACCCCAAATAATGGGTTTTGATAATACCAATCCATAGAGAGATAATTATAAGAGGGTGTTTTTGATTTAGAACTTGAGATATATTTCAATACTGGTCCTGCAGAAACAATCTGTTGAATTGTTTTCAACGACACAGCTTTATTATAATAAACAAGTTCTGATAAATTTCCACTAAATCCTCCATTGTTACAAACGTATACATCTCCATAATTTTGTTTGGGGACACTGACCAATTGGTGACTGTTTACTACAATTCCATTAATATAAACATCTATACTTTTATTTACGCAACAAATGATAAGGTTAAACCATTTGTTAAGAGGTATACTATTAATAACGATTTCTTCATTAATAATATCGTATGTGTTCATAAAAACATACAAGTCGTTTGTAGTAGGTGATAAATAAACACCTGGTGCATTATTGGGGTAAGCTACACCAGGTGGATTGGAACTAGAAGAATTCCAGTTATTATTTCCTTTACTAAATACGTGCTTATAAACTGTATTTGTTGAACTAGATGTTATACTATCTACATATAACCATACCGACCAAGTAAACTCCACACCATTTTCAGCATTATTTGATTTAGATATAGTTTTTACATTCGAATTGCTATTCGGATCTTGTGGAAATGTATATGGTTCATTACCATCAATCATACCATCAACAACAACAACCTTACTTGATTTATTTAGAATAAAATAGGAAATTAATCGAATACATAATTTTAATACAATAATAAAGATGAATATGGCCATTATTAAAAAAGAAAATCTGGCTATAGCACTATTTGATTCAAGAAATTCTTTTGTACTATTTACGGTTGGTGTCATATCCAAACTTTTTATTGTTGAGTTTAATGACTCTGTCATAGAATTAGCTGATGATTGTAAAGAACCAAGAGTTCCAGAGTTATTTTGTTGACTCTCCATTTTTATATATTATATACAATATAAAATTCATCTAAGAAATATAGTAGATCCACATCCACCAACATACCTATTATACTTTATAACTATGCAGTAGTTGTAGTTGTGGTACTAGAATCTCCACTACCCCCTATCGTAAATGAATTTTTTTCAATATTTCCATCATATAAACTTACTTGGATACTATAATCTCCACCCGAACCACCTGACATAACAGATGTTCCTGGTCCTTTACGATATAAATTCCACGCTTCTTGTGGTGTAATTGGGTTTGGATAATAAACAAGATTGGAAGTATATCCACTGAACCCGACTTCACTGCCAGATGCTGCCCCCGGTTCGGCTGGACTTAAGTATACATCTCCTGTTGTAGAGATTGTTGACATCACATTAGGCATAACACCAATTCTTGATAATTTACCATCGATATATATTTCAGCAGTTCTGTCATATACACAAAGAACTGTATGAACCCAACGCTGTATAGGTATGTTTGCAACACCTAGTGTATATATAATTTGTTTACTTTCTGATACAGGGTCAGGTACAACCAATTGATAAAAGAGATTATTTTCCGTTGCCCCTAAATACATTGTAGGGGCGGGATCAAGAGCCCCACCTGCCATTGAACAATTTGTTCCTATCATATCTATCTTGGGTATGATACTAAAAGGACAGCATCCGTGGGGTGTATTTTCACATCCACTTTTTGCATAAGATGCAACACCCCCACTCGATGCATTTGCAACATTATATAGATATTGAGCAGTATGAATAGCACAACCGGTTAAATCTGAACCTCCTGTAGCATCAGATGGAAGTGGGGTATTTCCACAACTTGGATTTGCCGAATTCATATAAGTTCCATCATAAGTGGTCGTAGTACTTCCAGAAGCACTACGTGTTAATATTACTTTATTTTGACCATATCTATAACTCCAATCACTAACATAAATCCATAAAGAATATGTGAAATTTGTAGCACTACTACCAGATGAATCTGTAGTCAATGATGAATAGGGGATAATCACCGAACTCGTTGCATCATTTAACGTAGATAAAGTATTCGAATTTACTTTTATGATATAACGAACCATAAAGAATAATAATACAATGATTCCTACGACAAATAAAATTTTGGATAATTCCATAATATTGTTCTATATAAATAGAAATGAAAATAAAGGTGTAGTCAAATAATTAAAGTGAAAATTTTAAAGTAGCGATGGATAAAAAATAGGTGGGTTATTATCCTTCACTGAATCATACAATCGAGTTACATCATACAATCCAATTTTTTTATTATAGTAAATAATATTACATATACGTCCCCTAATCCCATTGGAATGACCGGCAACTAAGTTAATTATTTGTGGAATATCCGATTTGTACATATCAGATGATACGGGTGATAGATATGCATTTGCTTTTACCAATCCACCGTTCATAAAAATATCAATATAGGATGAATTATAAATAACAACGAAATGATTCCATTTTTGTAACTGGATATTTTTTGTTTCGTAAATAATTTTCAAGTTACTATTTGTATATTTTTCAAATTCATCATTTAGTTCATCCCTTGATAATTTAGGATATGCTGTATTATCCGACTTTGATGCAACAATAAAAGATTGAGTTATATAATTATAACATATAAGAGGCGTATCTCCATAATTAAATATAGGCGTATATTTAGAATAAGCCATACTCGTGTTTGGGTTATTTGTGTCTATATAAAACCAAAATGAAATGGTGTAATTATATATTGTATTATCTGTATCATTCATTGACTTATCTGTAGATGTGGCAACAATATTGCTTACATCCATATCATATTCCTTTAATGAAATCGGGAATTTTAAATTAACATTTGGTATTTGAACATTTGGAAAAACATATGATAATGTATTTTCTGGTATAATTACAGCCCCCAAACTCGGAATTACCATACCATTCAAATATAAATGTTTTCGAATATAATCCCCGTAAATATACAATAAAATAAATACTATATCAAGTATGATAAATATGACAGTTGTTTTGGTTATTTTAGTGGTTTGAGTTGTATAACTTACAATATCGTGAAGTTTACAAGGTATGTAAAATAAGAGTTCAAATATCAAAGAAAACAATGATAATATGAAATTAACAAATGGTGATGGTTGTTTATCAAACCCTTTTAGTTTATTAATAATCTTTTTTAGTAATGATATAATTATCATCGAAAGCAGAATGATAAAAATGATAGAAAAAATATAACTAAGAGTTCCTTGATGGATGGGGGAAAATTTATTTACTAAAAAAATAAGTAGATAGAATGATATACCTATCCCCAAATAAGCAAATAATACCCTTTTTAATATAGGAATTGCACCTTGTAATTTTTCATCACTACTTACAGATTGATTAATCAACGGTTTGAATACATTACAATCTGTAAATTCCTTTCCATAATCTATGTTTACCATATAGAAAAAAAGAAATGATGCAACCAGACACGTCAAAATAATAAATAAATTAAGGTATAATTTTAGATATTCAGGAATCGAATCAGACCTTTGTACAATAAATGATGATGCTATAAAAACTAGAAATAAACATACAAATAAAAATCCTTGTCTCATTGTAAAAAACTTGGTTTTTGTTTTGATAAATGAGTTTGTCATCAACATCATAAAATAAAGAATACACCAAAATATGTATACTTTATGATTCAAATCTAGACTGAAATATGGAAATATATATTTCATTATCATCAATCCAAGAATGAAGGTCAATGTATAAATAAAAATACTGGGGGAAAAGAATAATGAATATATCGTGGGTATAAGATAGTTAATAAAAATGTATGGATAGTAATATAACAATCTTAGTGGTAAAAATACAATACTATACACAATTTGTTCTAATATTGATTTAGGAAACCATTCCATATTTTTATCCATATCACGAGTTAATTGAGGAAATGTAAGTATTGTAAAAAATACAAATACGGAAATAATACAAACAAATGGTATTACCCATAATTGTATTTTATTATAAAACACTGCAAGTAGAATGCATATTAGAATTGCTAAAATGAAAATAAAAGATGCAATATAAGTTATATATTTTTCAATAAAAGATGAAATTTTTGAAATACCATTTATACCATCACTTTTTAGATCAGTGACAACAAAATAAACAAACATTATACAAGCAATAAACGATACAATAGATCCGGCATAAATATTATACTCGGGACTTTCTGGAGTATATAATTTAATGATTAATGGTAAAACAACAATAATGATAATAGCTAGGATAAAAAAGAATGTATATATAAAATCTTGTATCGTGTATAATGCCGATATATTACGTATATTAAATGAATAATTCATAATAGATGATGATGAAAAGTAATATAGTATGGAAATTATAAGAATGATACATAATACTACACCAATAATGGGTAATAATACATTTTTTATTTCATTTCCATCTATGGGTATACTATTTTTGTCAAAAAATCGGTGCAATCCATATTTTACAAGAGTGTGACATAATAATAATACAAACAAAATGAATGTTACAATAGGGACGATTACATTAATAGAATTATTTACACTGGGTTCTTTATTTGGAACAGGTGTAATTTGTGTTGAATTATTCATATATCTAAATGATATTTATTTTATGATGAAAACATATCTAAGAATTATAAATAATATCGATTTGATTTCAAATAAACTGTGTGGATAAACCATAATAAAATTATAAATAGTTTGAAGCTGTTTTCAACCGATGGCAACCTGCACATAATGCAACTAAGTTTGATGTTTCATTTGATCCACCATTTCTTAATTCCACTTTATGATCAATTTCATATGTATGATCTAATAATTTATTACAAAAATTACATTTCCATCCTTGTGAATATGCTACATATTTCTTTTTTGTCTCACTTACACTTCTTTTTACAATCGTTTTATTTTCAACTTCGGAATCATCTGACAAATTATGAGGTAATGTATTTGTAAATTGATTCGTTGGTAAAGAAGACAATATAGTAGTTGTTGATTTGTCAATGGGTAAATATTTTATACAATTGTTTACATTGTTTAATATATCACGTGTATTGGATGGATTTTTTTTTATAAAAAAATAAAAACAAAGTGATAGACTTGCAATAATTATAATTTTTATATATTTCTTGTATGCTATTATTTTCTTAGAATAAATGTTATTATGATATGTATCATATATAATTGCTACTGTTATAAAAAAAATCCATAATTCTATTCTCATATCATATGTTCATAAAAGATAATCATTATCTTGTAAGTTTTCTTAGTTCGTTGTGAATATCATTTGTATGATTAAAAATTTTCATACGATATTCCCTACCTTTTATATTCGGGTCAAATGTCAAACAATTTATTAATAGTGAATTTGCTATAAATTTACATACCTGCAATAATATTGATTTATTATTACCACCCATCATATTTATACCTGACGATGATTTAGAATTCGACGATAGATAAGGTCTAGGTGTATTAACAGATAATGTATTATAAGATAGAGGCGTTTTTATTTCGTTGGATAATAAATAACCGAGTAAACTACCATAAGTCAAAAAGAATCCATAGGAATCAACCATAGGTAAATATACTTCTGATGATAATGCATCTATATGAAATACTATTCTTTGTCGAATTGATTGAGAAGTAGTAAACATAAAAGTAGATTGTGTAGATGATGTAGGATATGTATATTTATGTAATGCTGTGGCTAAATATTTCCTCACATAATCTTCCAGGGACATAACCATATTTGGAAAGATTCGTTTTATAACTATAAAAATAGATTTATTAAAGTCGTCCAAAATATATTTCCTTTCTCCATTTTTTGATTCATAGAAAAATTGGTTATTAAAGTATGAATTACAAAACTGTTCAATTAATTGCCATTGTGATATTTTAGTACTTTGGCGTGGTGAATTTAATACATTCAATACACGTTGAGTATATTCATCTTGAAAATGACTACTATAAAGTAATACAATAAATGGTAAATTAAATTGATAAGGACGTCTACTTATTTGATACATAGCAGATTTCAGATTTATATCTGGATTATTTGATTTTTCCGAATCATAAAAGTAAGATAATCCCCAATCAATTATCTTTATATTACCCATTGAGATGACAGGTGTATCAGTGAATTCGCAAATTAAATTCTCCTCTTTTATATCACCGTGAATAATTTTAGGAGATAAATCATATAATTTATAAATACCACGTTGATATAGCTCCTTTACTTTTAATGCATAATCAATACAAAAGTCCAATTGTAATTCCGTTGATTGAGAAGTTCTAAGAAAATTAAAAATAGCGTATAAGTTTTTTCCTCCATATGGGGTATTTATTGTACGTAATTTTCTTAGTTTATCTGGTGTAATGTCTGATAATTGTCCTTGACTAAAATTAAATCCTTTCTCATTTAATCTTTTACAATGAGTAGAAAATCCATCCAAATCTACCTTATTTATTTTTCGAACTTCACACAAAGTTGTTTCATCAGTTAAAACATAATTTAACACACTTCTGTCACCTCGACGAATAACATCATTAATTCTTTTGGAATTTCTATATTCTTCTTCTGCATCCGATTTTAACATCAATTTACTTATGTATTTTTTATTAGCACTAGTTTTTGAAGTATTCCCAATACAATTATAACTTTCTATCGGGGGTGAAAAGATACATCCATATCCACCCGAATCTATAGCTCGTCCACCAATTTTACGTGAATTATGACGCATCTTTCGTGTACGATTAGATTTTTTTTTGCATATCCGATTATTACGTTTTAACCTTTTATGAGTTCTCAACATATTTATATAATACGAACGGAATATATAATTTACTTCTTTGTTGATTACAATATGACAAATAACAATACTTTATTATTACCCCAAGTATGGGGACCACATTATTGGTATTTTTTACATACATCTTTTTTTCATTATCCAGAAACACCAACGGTTGTTACTAAGAAAAAATATTACGATTTAATTACACAATTTGGAACATTTATTCCTGATGAAAAAATTGCAAATTATTATAATTATTTATTGAATAAATATCCTGTAACACCATATTTAGATAATAAAAAAAGTCTTGTAAAATGGGGATGGTTTATTCATAACAAAGTAAACGAGAAATTAAAAAAGCCAAAAATGTCTATAGATAAATTTTACACTAACTACTACAATAGTCACAAAAATTACACGATACAAATAAATATGAAATGGGTTAGGACCATAAAGGATATAATCCTATACGTTTCCATCATATTTATTTTATTATATGTTTGTTATACGTTATATACATATCCAATTATAGTATTACATTAATGATTTCCAAGAATTAAAGCTGGAAAATAATTCTGATAATGTGATATTGGTGTAATCTAATGGGATTGATACTTGCAATAAACTCTTGTCGTTTTTAGTTAATGATTTGTTTTTTGGATTTTCCTCTAATTCAGTTATTTCCAGAATAAATTTATCAAGATCTATACCTAACACCGAACCTGATTTATTATCCATTGTTGTAGCCGGTTTAATGACAAATTCTGGTATAGAATCTAATATCTGGTATTGAGGGTTTTTAAAAACATCCAATACAGTATCAACTGAATCTTGTTTAATTGTCTTTGTCTTGAGTTTACCTATTTTTTCAGATTTTTCAGATTTATTTGAATTATCTATCGTAGATAGATCATCTGTTATAATAGATAAATTAGGGTCAAATAAACCCCCTACTTTATTTGTTATTTTTTGGATTGATTTACCCACCATTTCATTTGTTGAATGTTTCAACTTTTCCCATTTCATTCCCAATGATAATTTTTTACATCCAAGTAAACTATTTATATTTGTTGATTTTACACCCTCTAATTTACCTGTTGTTTCGGTAGGATTCGTTGTTTCTATTTTAGTTGCACTTACTTGAACAATTACATTAAATGCTAGATCCGTTTCTGATGTTAATGGTTTATCATCTTTTGGTTTTGTCTGTGATAAAGGGGGTTTAGTATTATCTGGAGATTGTTGAGGTATGGATGGGTTTATTGTACGTATATGTGTATATTGTTTCAAGTCTGTATCAGTTGGAGCTAATATACCAATAAGAGATTGTAATTCGTTTGATAATTGACATACATCGATATTTAATAAAATAATATTAATCAAAAAATAACGAAGTATAATATACGATTGTTTAATCATAGTATTTGTCTTGAACAGGTTACGAATATCATAAATGGTTATATTTCCATTTTTTGTTGTTATAAGTAATTGAATTTGTTTACAACATATATACTTGAACCAATTTATTACATATGAAAATAGATTCAATCTTTTTAACAAAGTAACATCAAAAACAGGTGATATGAAAAGTATAAAATTTTCCAATTGTGTTGATATATTTAATTTTGTAATATCAACATTGTAATAGGATATATATTTACCTGTATATTTGTATATTAAAAATATATATTGTAGCGTTTTCATTGCAAATAATAGTTCCACTTGAACCCAAATATTTGAATCAACAAAACTTGTAACCAAACGGGAATATGTATAACTATCTGACATATCCATATCCCAAAGTATGCTGTCTATAAATGTTTCGATATTTTCTTGCGAATAATATTCCGGTAATAAGTTTGATGATATAAATAATTTTACAGATTTTTCAAATGATGTAAAAGCTGCTTCGATTTCTTGATTACTTATCCAGATTGCATCAAATCTTTCATTGGAAAGATTAACAGTTGTATTTGAATTGTCATTATTTATTACCGTAATCATTCTTTGTGAAATAATAGTTAATTGTGATATTACTGTATTAATAACTGTATCAAGAGTTTGAGATATTTCACTGTATTGTTTTTTCATAAATAATGAACAAGAGAGTCTATCCAAATAACTATGTTTATCATAGACTTCATCTAAGAAAGATAAATATGTTAGAGTTTTTTCATCAAGTGGTATTATCCTAGACAATGTTGTCACCAATACATTTTCAGACGGTCCAGATTCTATTACTTCTTTCACGTCAAAATCGTGTCCTACAGTATAATATACAAAGCATCTTGTTTGAATTCTATTAATAATTTTTGTTATGATTTTGACTATAATCACCAATTGGTATATTACACTTTGAATAAATTTCTTCATTATATTTTTTAAACTAATCGATTTTACACGAATCGCAGATATTGTATCTTTGTGTTTATCTGAAATGGTTGTTGTAGAAATAGACAATTGTTCTTTATCTATTAAATGTTTTATATCACCAATTAATGCATTTCTTTCATTTAGTCCTTGTAAATATTTGTTATATATAATTGATATATCTTTCCCAGCCATACTTGGATAAAATAAATCTACCAAGTCACTTAATACATCCAACATTTCAGAATAACAATTTGCATTATTTGTTGGTGTAGGAGACTTGTCTACTTCGCTTTGGAGAAAAGTGGGATCAATCGAAAGTAAAACATCACGTGGACCTGTTAAATACCACTGATTATTCCAGAAAAAATTGTTTAGTTGTAAACGTTCGTTGGCGATTTGTAATTCGGAACCAGAAAGTAATAATTGTATTGTAGTTGAAATATTACCAGGTACATTTGTTTCTATGGCTTGTTTAAGAGTTCGTACATTTGTTTTTTTTCTATACAATGAATTAAATTTTGAAAATAACTCCTTATCGAAAAATACAATTATTGGATTTGTTATTTTATTCGTTTTGCAAAATTCCAATAAAATAGACTTCATATCTTTTAACGGATTTCGCGGATTTATTCTTAGTTTATCTTTTGATACTTGACCAGGAATCAACATATCTAATGTTAATAATGTATTATCTATTTTTGGATCAGTCGAAGACAAATAAATATTCAAGACAGATGGAATGGGATTTTCTACAATGTTTGTTTTAGATGTTTGCGATGATGTACTTTTACCTGATGTTTCAGATGTATCTAACGCTTTTGTAACAAGAGGTTCCATATTGCTCAATACAATAATAAAGTTGGAATTGATATATTCATCTATTTTATGAAAAAATCGCCCAGTATGTTTTTCATTTAATGTATATAGTCCCTCTGTGTTGAATATTATCCATTGCAACATAGTTGCTGAACTCTGTTTCGATATTATACGTTGTAACAATGATATGGTTGTTTTTAAAATATTTAACGTTTTTCGTCTTATGTCGTCTGATATGAATGTTTCCTGTACTGTCCTAACAGATTTTAAATTATTGTTTGTCAATTGTTCGATAATACTACTTATTGGCGTAGTATCTTCTTGTTGAGAAACAATATATATATCTAAAATTACTAACAACGGATCAGCATTTGTTGAAGTGAATTTAAATTTAATAACGATATTCGATTTAGGAGTCAATAAAATCATAACATTATCCATTAATTGGATAGAAGCATAGATATAATACTCCGTATCGATAGAAAAAGATATATCATCTTTATCAATTAGGTCAATATTTGACCGTTGTTTTTTATACAAATAAATATTATTGTTCCTATTAAATAATTGGGAAAATATAATACTTACGTAATAATACATAACCAGATAAATAACATAGGGTTGAAATCTTTCTATAAAAATTCCATAAAGGCTTGGATTTAATCCATAATTTGCCCAATTTGCTATTTGTGTCATATCTTTGGAAAATGCAACCTTTGTATAATAAGAATACGACCTATCGGATATTTCTAAATAATTCTTAGTTTGTTCAAAAACCTCTTTTGTTTTAGAAACCATCGAAGGTGGTATTTCGATAGAACCTCCGCCAGACATTTTTTTTTTAGAAATATTACATTTACGATTATAATACCTGTTTTTTACAGTTTTATTCATTACAATAAGACAACAATTAATTTAATGAAGAAAAAAAGCTTATATATTGAGAACGTTGTTCTTGAATCACCTTATTTTTTTTATATTTTTCAACAATATCAACAGCTTTTGAATATTCTTCATCTGTTATAATATCACTTGTTGCAGGAATTGTATCCATTATACGATATTCGCGAGGTATAACACAGTAATCACTATCTTCGTTAAATATATGGTCAGATAATATAACAAATCCAGATGTTAATAAAATAGATGTAATTATACACCGAGTACCTAAGAAACACATACTAAATATTAACATCTGTTTGCTAATATTCATTTTCATATATTGTTCCATCGATTTACTCGTTTGTATAGTTACATATTTAGAACCAATATTCAACATAATCATCATTAAACCAATAAAAAATTTATTAGTATTCATTAATTCCAATACACTTTTTTGCGATTGAATATATTTTTTATTATTCATAATGCAATTATATTATATTGAAATATTTTAATCAATATATTCTAAGAAATTTTAGTATTGATGTTGCATTATGTACCGCTTTCTTGTAATTAGAATACATTGAATTTCGCATAAACCTTGCATTTGAATTATATGTTTTTCTTATGGTGGGAGTGAATCCTTCATCATAATTTACCTGTTGACTAATTATGTATATAATTAAAATAATAATAATACAAATATAAGAATAATAGAAAATATTCATTCCTTCTTATATTTATAAAGATACAATAACCATTTTAAATTACATCCAACTAGCCATCTTTATTTTTGTAATTTATTTTACATTCAACTCTTCTTAATAGTTATACTCATTTATTTTATTACCACCATATGGGTCAACTTGTGTTGATTTGAATAATTTTTTATCAGCTCCACCACTTGGTTTGGATGTAACATTCCGTTCTGCTACAAAATAATCATATTTATTTGGATTTTTATGCAATCTATTACTTTCTGATACATCATCTTTTTTGTTTACATTTTGAAACCCTTCTTGTTTATCTAATTCATTGTGATAATCATATTCTAGTAAAAAAATAAACAAGAATACAAGAAGTAATGCAATAATATAGTTCTGAGATGCAACCCAGCAAATCAAAAGAATACCAAGTATCTTTATTGCCAATCTAACTAAATTTGTATTTTCAAAATAATTATTCCACATCTCCTCTAATGTAATACCTTTGTATTGATTCTCAAAAAGAGTGCTTATAAACATTAATGTAAATAAAAGAATAAATAATTTTACTACTTGTTCAAACATATAATTACCCAAGTTTTTTTTATTTCATTAATATATTAATCTCATATGTCATTAATTAGCGACTACACTTTTAACAATATAGATAGACTTGGTAATGATATGTCTTGTCAAGACCAAAATAGTATTCAGAATAGTTTATCGTCATCATATATGTTACAAAATTTTCATAAAAATGATGGTTCATTAAATCCACAAATTAATTTTGCAACACAACAACCCTGTGTATTTTATTCAGGAACACATACAACCGCACCAGGTGGTGCAAATATCGATGACAGTTCAAAACTCTTGATTGGATCTTTGCAAACTCATCCTAAATGTCACATCATATTGCAACAACGATTGTTTGCAACTGTTCCTTATTTAGGGAGAGGTTCTGTATGTAGTCATATAGAGTCTCAAATAATGCAAGGAGAAATGATTCCAAATAAAAAGAGTGTAAATAATGTAACTGAAAAATCATATCTGAATTATCATATGACACCTCTCCTACATCATATTCAGGCAAATATAAATGCCGAGGAATCTTCCGATCCTAATATTATACGCGGTGGTATTACCACCCGAGACATAAATAAGGATGTTCAATTTTATACCCCACCCATCTAAGGTTTATTCACATAACTGTATCAAAGTTGATACACTTGGAAAAATGGGTTGTTACTAATAAATTAACAATGCTATTATAATAACAAAATATAAAATAAAGAGGGCAAAATAATTGGAAAATGAAATTATGCGGATAAACCCTAAACTTTATTATGAATATATCATTCTGTAGTTAAATTGATAGTTCATAAATTAATGTTATTTATTCAAAAATAACATTAATAAAATCTCATACTCCATAATTAATAATTAAACGGTCTATTATTCTTAGAAACAATTAATTTTTCAGGTAAATAGGTAGGTTCAGAAGAAAATATATTCACCATATCCAATTGTTTTATTTCTGGTGTTATGCACTGAAAATTGTCTTTTGTTAAATCTGTAACATTAATACCAAATAAAAACGATTCTATGTTTGTACTGTTGTATGATAGTTGGTTACAATTTATTTGTCCAGGCAATAATCCATTTCCCGGAATACCTGTATTATAAGCAACACCTGAAGACGCATTAGGATAAAGTTCCCAATCTATTGCACGCGAATATTCTCGTTGTTCGAGACAATAGTTTCCACGTGTATTTTTATTACGAGTACTCGCCATAATTACTACATATATTTTAATTTAGGGTTTATATACAGATCGGCAAAATAGAATATGTACTTATAATTTTTCAATTTCAATATTTATTTCTTCAACCAAATCGTTAGTAATTTCACCATTATTTAAAAAATAACATATTATTTTATGCATTACAAAAAATAGGGGGTATGAAAACAAATATATAAAGAGAAATTCATTATCATCCAAATCTAATTTCTTAGATAGATTATTTAATATTTCAATCATTTGTTCGTTTGTTTTCAACATACCAAATAATATATCTTGTTGAGGACCTACAACTTTCTCATCATACTCTGTTAAATAAAATGCATCTAAGAAATTTTCTTGATACACAACTTCACTTATACACGTATCTACTTTTTCATTATTGGATAAATTTGTATATATGTTATAATTTACTTGTGTGTGGATATTATAATTCATATTCATATACAAAATAACATATTTTTTATATTATTGTTTATTTATACTCTTCTTTTTCGTCGATGAGTATGCACCCTTTTTTTACGATGATGTTTGGGACGTTTTTTACGCGATGCACCACCTAATCCAATAAGACCCCAAATCCCCTTTGATTTTGTAGATGCAGGTGCAGTTCCTTGTGTAGTTGCAGGTGGTGTTGTGGGTGGTGATGAAGGTGGGGTTATAGGTGGAGATGCAGTCGCAGGCGCAGGTGCTGATGGAGTTGTAGGTGAAGATGGGGTTGTAGGTGATTGTGACATTGTATCACCACCTCTTATAACACGTCTAACTTTTCTAGATTTATTTATTTTTCGTCGCAATGAACCACCTGAAATGGTTGATCCTGAACACGGGCAACTACCTCCTTTCATTTATGTTAATTGTATATTATACGCATAAAATAAATAATTGTTATAATATACAAAAATAATGGATTCTACAGATTATTGTAAAACAAAATGTAATAATATTATTCAAGCCAAAAATAATGTATATAGTACAAATTTTGCAAATACATCTATGCGTATGCGTCAAGCTGCATTACTTTCTTCAAAATCGCCATCAGTTACTTCTGGTTTAATTATATATGGAAATTCATCATCAAATGATTCACAAGATAATACAAAACGATATTATGTTATGCAAAGTCTTAGTTTATTGATGAAACTAAGAAGATAATCTTTTCTTAGTATATATAATATAATGAGATTTAAGCGAAACGATAATGGAACATATACTATTCACGGTAAAGTATACGATGAGATTACCGGAACCAGAGCTCGCGTTTGGCACGGTACTGCTTATGAAACTTCAGGGCATTTGAAAAAGGGGGATCTTGTTATGAATAAACACGGTAGAATAGTGAGTAAAGATAAACACGCTTCTTCTAAGAAAGAACAACGATTAGTAAAACACGGATATGGTAGTAAAAAGGGAACATTTGGATTCGTGCGAACAAAAAGTGCAGGTAAGACAAGAAAGGTGAGAAAATAAGTTAAAGATTTTATTGATTTAATAACATAAAATTATGAACGAAGAAGATGTTGTTTTTATGTTTAAAACCGTTCAAATTACTCCATTTAGAACTTTAATGTCGGCATTAAAGGATATTTTGCTTGAAACGAATATAATTTTTCAAGCAGATGGGATGAAAGTAGTTAATATGGATAAATCACATACGATATTAGTTCATTTACATTTGCAAAATACGAACTTTGAAGAATATTATTGTAAATATGATAAAATAATTATCGGTGTAAATATGTTACATTTGTTTAAACTTATCAATTCAATTGATAATGATGATACACTTACATTGTATATTGAACAATGTGATTACTCTGAAGGAGTTGTATCTCATTTGGGATTAAAATTTGAAAATGGTGATATTAAACAAATCAAAACACAAAAATTGCGTTTAATTGAACCTGACCCAGAAGATCTACAATATCCAGATGTAACATTTTCTTCTATTATCAATCTACCTTCTACTGATTTTCAAAAGATTATCCGTGATTTGTCTTGTATATCCGATAAATTAGAAATTAGTTCTGTCGGGAATGAACTCATATTTAAATGTCGCGGTCAGTTTGCTTCTGCTGAAATAAAAAGGTTACAAAATGATGGGTCGATGGACTTTATCTTAAAACAAGATGCAAGTAAAATTATTACAGGTGAATTTTCATTAAAAAATTTATCATATTTTATTAAATGTACTAATTTATGTCCTCAGATTGAAGTGTATCTAGAAAATGATTTACCGCTTGTAGTAAAATATAATGTAGCTGCACTTGGAACAATACGATTATGTTTGGCACATATACCATCCCATTCTAACGGTTAAATCCCATTCTTTGTGATTTATTCCGTCCTTTTGTACTTTTTGTACTTTTTATCATTTTCTTCTTTTTAAAAGAGGTTCCTCCTAATGAAGTTCTTCTTTTAAAAGGACCAGTTTTTCTTGTATATTTAACAGAACGTCTACTTTTACTTGGTTTAATTATACCAACATCGTCGCGAGGTGATGTATTTATTTTGGAAAATAATCTATCAATGAATAGTTTAAATGGTTCCATACCAAGTGGTAATGAATGTCCTGAGGTATATACCTGAATATTATTTTTTACAAAAACACCAAAAGAATCATTTTCATAGCTTTTATCGTATAAATATCTACCTAATTCCATAACCTTGTTTGTATAATCACCATAAACAATGATGGTGAATCCTGGAGTATTAAATGTCTCCGATAAATATGATATAGGGTCTACACTTTCACCTTTTTCATTGATAGAATTTTTAAAAAAATATTCTCGTAAATTGTCTATGTTGGGAGACCCATCCATCAACCCTAAAACTATATTATTAAATATTTCTTCTGAAACTTCGGTTCTTTGTATAATAGACTGTATACCAGCATCTCCGTCAGCCCAGGTACTTAAAATATATAATCTATTATCATATAATTGAAAACAAAACCAATGTATAACACCTCCTCTTGGGGATTTTATACCACCTAATAATATTGACATATCCAAAGAATCACATTTTGTAGAATTCAATAATCTCATCACTTGTTGATAAGGTGAAATGTCACTTAAAGAATCCAAAGTAGTGGAATAATCTGTTCGTCCATTCGATACAGATGTTATTTCCACCATTGTTGGTAATATAGACTCATCTAATATATTATTTAATGGCTGTTTGGCCCTTTGTCCAACGTATGCAAGTGATGGAGGTTCTGAACGCGTATTTACACTATTTGTCGTTAAAAGTTCCCACATCATATATTCTATCATTGACCAACGTACTATAAACTCTGTTTGATGCGGATGTATATAAATACCTTTATGGTTATAAAATATACATAACATTACAAATAGCATTATGTTAATTTTACCAGATAAATAACACGTGGTGGTATACCAGTTTTTACTTATTCTTATATCAGATTTTCTTGTTGAAATTCCATATAAACCAAAGAGTCTATATCTAGACTCGGTAAAATAATCATTTAATAATTCCTCTTTGCTGAAATTATTTAATAAATCACTGTATTCATTTAACTCTCTATTGTTTTCAGGTGAAACATATGTAGATTGCCTTTCTAAAGCCATAATTAATTTACTATATATTATTATTATATAGTAAATAAAAGAGATGAAGAATCGATGCAAAAAAAACGATAATTATTATAATCAGATTGTGAAAAGGTCTATGTGTGATGATAATTATTATAATCAAAATATGAAAAAATCTATATCTGTTGATAATAATAATTATTATAATCAGTTTACGAAAAGGTTTATATGTGATGATAATAATTATTATAATCAAAATACGAAAAAGCTTATATGTGTTGACAATAATGATTACAATCAAAATACAGAAAACTCTATATATGGTTATAATCATAATACAAAAAATAATAGGTGTGGTGTTAATAATAATTATTATAATCAACTGACAAATAGACCTATATGTGGGGTCAACAATTTTTATAAAGTGAGTGTTGTAAACGTACATTCTACAAATGTAGAACCATATTCAATGATATGTGACGATTGTGAATATAAATTAGATACAATTGTAGATGAAACACAAAATATAACCAATGTTTGTAGACGTGAGTATGGAAATATACGTTCATCTGCAGGATTGTATGTTTTGACTATATGGAAAACACAATCCACAAATCTTAATTAGTTTTGAATAAATAATTTACCATTGATGATTCAATTGTCTTTTTATCATAAACAGATACATTTGTTGTATTATCTCCAATACTATATGATAAAATAAGTGTATCATCATTTACAATTGATCCAAGAGTATATTGAACACGACTTTCGGAATATTTAAAATAGGGTGATGATTTTATTACTTGTAACGTTTCAGAATCCAAAACGACAATCATATCATAATAATTTCTAAATACATCATAACATATACTATGACAAACGAACCATATTTCATTTTTGTATCTGTATCCACAACTAGAGCCTCGTAAATAACTAAATATTTTAGGTGTATTTTGTTGATACACAATAACTAATTCATTGTCATTGGTAATATCACATACAGTTAATGGGTACCAGTTATATATAACGCGTGTAGCACCTTTAAAGTCTACATAAACCCAATTTTTCTCACATCCAGATTCTTTAAAACTTTGTTTACAAGGAATCATATTCGACATAATATTATCATCATATGTCCCCCTAACAATACTTATATCAGTTTTGTCGTGTGTTGCTGTACCTATATATAACATTGATTTATTGGTTTCGGAATAAAATATACGAATATCTTCTACACCAACTAGAATTTTTGGCTCACTTTTTAAATATGTAATATGTTTGGATACTATATCAAAATTTTCATTAAGATATAATAAATGATTCATTGAAATCGTCGGAATTATGTTATTTGAATCATATGATGTTGGTAGCATCTTAACATAAATGACACCTACATTGTCTTCTTGTAGAATATAATTATGCAAACGTATATTCATAATATAACCATTTCCGTTTGGATTTTTAATAATACACGGCGATGAAGATGTAAAAGGTATATTATAATCAACTCCTCCAATATTAACAATATCGCTAATTGAACTGTTATATGTTCGCGTCGATTTAGGTGTATATGTATTTGGATAAAATCGGATATTATTCAATACACTCGCTATTAAGTTTTGGTCTGTTGCGTTTTGCAAAATCGACATTATCTGTAAATTTGCATTTTTAATACCATTATAATATCCTAAAATAATATACTCGTAATCAATCAAGAAATTATATATATCATTCTCCATAAATAGATAATTATCTCTTATATTATTCTCTTTGTGAATATGCAAAGCTTCTTGAATTAGTTTAATATAAGCAAAAGCACGTTTATGATTTCCTTCTATCCGATAGAGGTTGATAATTTTAAACATATTCTCTAATCGTAAAGGAATTACATCGTATGCTTTCATCCAGTATTCGACAGCTTTTACATTGTCATTTTTTCTTTTATAGATTTCACCCAATCTATAATTCGAATACCAAATTTCTTGCTCCCATCCACCTACTTCTATGCGTTTTTCATAATAAGGAATAGATTCGTCCAACATATTTGTATCGAAATATGTATTCGCCAAATAAAACAATGTCCGTGGGTTATTTTCATTCTGCTCCAAATCACCTTTTAATAACCTAATATCACGTTCCGCTTTATTGGATTTACTACCTCCATCGCCAATATCAGTGATAAAAATTTGTAATTTATTAAAAATTGTCATTGTTTGGTATGGTGGACAATCAACATATTCGTGTGTTACACCTATATATTTTGATTTTCCATCATTCTTTATAATTCTAACATTGGGGTAATAAAAACTTTCAGTACCTTGTAGTATTGAATAAATATGATTATCTTCCAACATATCTTTATTAAAATTTTTCACTTCTAAAATCATATCTGCATCGATAAACAGAATAAAGTCACTCATACCCAAACAAGCACCCAATGCTATATTACGATTATGTTCAAAGTTGACAAATGGTTCTTGAATGATTTTTCCTTGTATATTTCTACTATTGAAAAAGTTGGTTATTTTTTCAATTGTATCATCAGTAGATCCTGTATCACAGATACAATACGTATCAATAATACCAACAACTGACTCTAACATTCTAATAATAACTGCACTCTCATTTTTTACTATAGAATTTAAACACAATGTAGGCATTAAAAATAATGTTAATGTATTCTATCTTTTTAGACTAAAATTAATATAATTAAAATAATAAATTATAATATTATGGCAAATACGAGATTTAATTATGATACTTGTAGGACTATAAAAAAACTACAAGAATCAACAGATCCATCAAGATATATATTAGATACACCTGGACCTGGGAGTCATCCATCTTTTATGTTAGATCCATCTATCATTCCTCAAAAATGGGGTGCAAATTTGTATACAAATTCCACTACATTGGAAAACAAATTACTTGGGATTGATAGAATCAATACAAAATGCGACAATTATGTAAAAAAAGGACAATCATCTATAGAAGTATCACAACCTATTATTTATCCTGTCAACAGTGATGTAATTACAGAAAGTTCTAGATTAGTTCTTCCTGCATTTTTGTTTAGGAGTCTTCCTCAATTGAATACACAATATCTTCCATTAGACCCCCAAGAAAACGTATGTATTCCTTTTGAAAATAATCTTTCTACAAGAATTCTTGAAAAGGATTATTTTATTCGTTCCAATGAATATATCAAACCTCTTGATAATGGAAATTATTTATTAGCAAGTTCCAATTACAATACACAACCAAACTTTAGTACAGGTTACAACACATTACCCTTTCAAGAACTAATTTAAGGTCATACTACAAAAATAAAATAGTTACAATATATATTACCTTATCTAAATTATGGAATTACTTATACCCTTTATAGCTTTTAGTGGATTATATATTGTTTCTAAACAACAAGAAAAACGTGAGGGTTTAAAACAAAAAATAGCAAAGGAATCCTTTTCAAATATATCATTACCAAATGTATCCCCCATTCCACCAAATTATCCAACATTAAATACGTCAAATATAAATAACCAACCTTTAGAGAATAATTTGAATTATTACGATACTCCAAATCCAGCTACTGATACATATCTCAATCAAGCACTTTATGAAAAAAAAGAAAATATGGGAATGCATATTGGACAACAAATAAATAATATTTATAGTTTGACGGGGGATTATATGAATAGTTCCGAATTTAAACATAATAATATGATTCCATTTTATGGTGCAAAAATAAAGGGACAAATATATAATGAAGCTACTGAATCACAATTAGATAATATGGTAGGTGCTGGTTCACAAATGATAAAAAAGGTTGAACGTGGGCCTTTATTTGAACCAAAAAATGATATTCAATATCCATTCAATATGCCAGATATGTCTGATTTTTTTCAATCACGACAGACTGTTAGTACTATTAACAGTATGGTTAAACCATTTGAAAGTATTCAAGTCGGTCCAGGGTTAGGCAAAGGGTTTGAGTCAAATGGTTCAGGTGGGTTTAATTCTGGTATGGAAGATAGAGAAATGTGGATTCCTAAAACAGTAGATGAATTACGTGTTGAAACAAATCCTAAAATGACATACATAATGGATGGCTTTGAAGGACCTGCAAATTCGACTATAAAAAATATGGGTATTGAAGGAACTGTTGAAAAATACAGACCTGATACTTTTTATGTAAATTCGCAAGATAGATTGTTTACAACAACTGGAATAGGTCACGCAGGACAATTATTACCTGTACAACCCGTATATCAAAACAATAGAAGCAATCCTTCTCCGTATGAAGGTGTTCCAACATCCAATGCGAAATCCAGTTACCATATTGGAGAATATGAAACGGCAAAAAGGCCTGAGTTAGATATGAATGATATACCTATAGCATCATCACAAGGTAGGGGTCCATTACATACATTAGATCACTTGGATACAATTAAAATTGAACATAATAATCGTTCAAAATGTAACCAACCTGTTAGAGTTGGTAATTCGTTTGGTTCAAACATACGTGCTGCCGTAACACCGTTTATTGATGTGTTTAAACCAACTAAAAAAGAAAATGTAAGTGGCGTCACGGTATATGGCAATACAAATACATTAACAAATGGTAATTATATGATTAATCCATATGATGTTCCTAAAACTACAAACAAGGAAACTGTATTGTTTAGTAGTTCTGGGTTTGTTGGAAATCAAACCTCTGATGCTGTAAATTCTTTGGCACAGTATCAAGCTGTACAGAATCAACGAGACACGCAAACACTTGATAATGGATTTGGCCCAATGGGTGGTGGTGGTGTTCGTATGGGAAATCAAATATACGATTCTGTCTATAAACAAACAAACAATGATAAAAAATTAACGGGTGAAAATTATAAATCTCCAGGAGCTTTACCTATCTTTACAGGTGAGATAAATATATCTAAACCAAAGGAAATGCCAAATACACAATATATGGGTGCTCCTGGAAGTGTCATACCTATGAATACATCACTTGAAACGAGAGGACAAAATAAGGTAAATATACCTCACGGTTCAAGTGATATTGAAGTTCAACGAATCAATCCAGATATTTTGAAAGCATTTAGAGAAAATCCATATACATTTTCTTTAACAAATTCAGTTTAATTCACATTTTATTTATTTGTAGATTTTATAAGTGAGTTGTTATTGATTTTTTTTAAAAAACCCCAGCATTATAATCTCTTCCATCCCAATTACAAGCAGCAACTCCTAGATGCTTTAGACAAATATCTAAATTTATTTTTGATTGAAATTTATACTTGAATACGTAATCACAAGATGAACAATTAAACGATTCTGAGTACATATACTTCTCATCCATTTTATATAATTGAAAAAATCCCCAAAAATCTGTTTCTACCCTTTTTGGATTTGTATCATTAATAAAATCATCTATTGAAGAATAATCGAATCTATGATTAGTGCTATACAATGTATCTTCCGCAAGCGTATCAGGTAATGTACTAAAAAAATTATCAGGTAAATATATATCACTATCTAGTAATAATATATTTGCTGAACTATATATTGTTTCAATATGTGTTTGACCAAAGAATATCGCACCCCCTTTATTAAATTTTAATTGTTTTTTATAAAAACCATTATAAATGAGAATTTCGATATTCTCTTTCCCAAAAGATTCTATTAACTCAATAGTTTTTGTATCCTCGGGTGAAGTTACTATAAACCATTTCAGGAAAAATTTTGAATTTTGTTCAATTAAATGTTTTAATATATCATCATAATTAACACATACTGTTAATGCAATTATCTCCATATTTTATTAATATAATACTAAAATATATTTTTATTATTATATGACCGCAAATTTATGTTTGAAATTAAATTCAATATATAAAATTATATATTTTCTAAAGGGTGTAAAAGAAGTGTAAAAATAATTGATATGGATCAAATAAAAAATAAATTACAATATTTCTTAGATAATAGCAAAACACCAAATATTCTTTTTTATGGCCCCCCTGGTAGTGGGAAAAAACGCATACTTTTTGAATTTATAGATAAATACATAAATATGTGGAATGTAAAACGAGACGATTATATTATGGTTGTAAATTGTTGTATTCATAATGGTATAAAATATATACGTGAAAATATATCAACATTTGCCAAAAATAATATATCTATAAAAGATGGGTCGATTTTTAAATGTATTATTTTACTATATGCTGATAAAATGACAATAGATGCTCAATCTGCAATAAGACGATGTATCGAAATATATAATCACACAACTCGTTTTTTTATTGTAGTAGAATCAAAAAATACGTTAATGAAACCAATATTATCTAGATTTTGTGAAATTTATGTTCCAAAAAGTAAGGGGGTTTGTCTTGTTAATAATAATGTTATTTTACTAAAAAAATGGATCATCGGATTACAACAAATGGACAATCTTTTATTGGATGATATTTTGGAATTGGCTAAAAAATGTTATGTGAATGGTTATTCACTTCTTGATATTATTTATTTATTAGAATCGACAAATTATTTGGATAAGATTATGTCATATCATCACAAATATGACAGTCTTTTGTTTTTACAAAAAATAAAAAATGACGTTAGAAATGAATTATTATTATTAAATATTGGAATTTACACTATTTTGAATCAAAAAAAAGATAATAAAATAACTGCGTTCTTTGAAGAAGAATTATCGTATTATACTAATATATAAAAATTATACCATCAATGGACGATTTTAATATGTCATTGTTATATGAAAGTAAAAACGAATGGATTGCACGATTAATTATTATGCTTACTCCACTAATTATGGAAGGTGTTGATTCCATATTTCAAGAAGCATATAATGTTTGTAAAAAGTCAAAACAAAAAGAAAAATATTTAATGACTTTTCAAAATTTACTGGTTCGTGTTCCAAAATGGAATGAAACTATTATTGAGAAAGAGTGTCAACGAATAGTAACTAAGAGTAATTGTAATTATATGGAAGATATAATTACTTGTGTTCATATAATACAATTAAAATGTATGACCGCAATGCGTGTTGGAACAAAACAAAAAAAGATAGATATAGATGTCCCGAAACTAAATTCTTTTATACACAAATGTTACATTAATGTGGCAAGGTCTGTATATAACAATGTATATTTATATGAAATAAAAAATAAATCACTCGATAAGCAAAAAAATAGACGACTTTGTGAATTAATTATTCAGGAATGTATATTAAATACAATACGTTCCAATATTCCTATTCAAGAAATTATTCGTTCATATTTAGATGAAACAACTGAAACAGATGTTATTGAAAAAATAGAAGAAGAAGTTGTGCAAGAAAAAATCGATTTGAATACTCTTCAAAAACAGTTGGATGAAGTTAAAGTAGAAGATCCAAAAGAAGTAATCGAACCAATTCCGGTTCCATCACCATCGCCACTACCTGAAGTAATAAAACCGGAATCTTCTTATTCTGAAGAAGTACGAAATATTATCACTAATATGAAAGAAGAAAATATCATAACATCACTTTATGATGAAAATGATAATTCTCATATATCAAATGAAACAACACAATCAATTGAGAGTGATTCAGATACTGACAGTATTATATTTGAAAATGATGATGATATATCATTATCAAATTTTGATATTAAAGAATTATAATATTATCCTGAAATTTATATCGAGACAATATATTATGGTTTATCCGCATAATTTCACTTCCAATTATTTTATCCTGTTTATTTTATATGTTGTCACCACAATTACATTGGTAATTTATTGGTGACAACTCCATTTTTTCAAGTGTATCAACCTTGATACAATTATGCGGATAAACCTTATAAATTAAAAATCAGGCGTATCTGTAAATATTTCAGGTTGAATATCAACTTCATCTAATGGAAGAGCTACTTGATTGTATATAAAATACCCAGCTAATACACTAAAATATACAATAAGAGAATCACACACCATAATCTTTATAGGTTTTCTCTGTTCTTCTTCTACAAAATTCATTTCTATTATTTTTGTAATAAAATAGACACAAGCTATTATAGATGCTATTAGATACACATTCATAAATAATATTATTTGTATTGTAATAATATTATTTAATATATAGTTTATCCGCAGACTTTTTATTCATCATCATCATTAATATATAAAATTAATGATGTAATATTACAATGTTTTTGCAATATGTTCCATATCTGAAGTAATAATTTCTGTAAAACCAAACTTGTTGACTATTTTATCAACATCATCTAATACGTTGAGTTCCCCGTGATTAATATCATACTCTTGTTTAAATTTAGATACTTTTGATATTGCA